AGTCATAAAGATGGATTACTTCACGCATATATTGGGTGGATACACGACCCTAAGATAACAAATATTAGTTTAAAAAGTATAAGAGATATTGTAAGAGATAGATTTCATTTATTTTTATATAAGTACAACAATCAAATTATCTGGTCAACATTTATTATATTAGGTATTATTGATTTAGAATTTATGTTATGGTTCTGGTTAATACCAGCAGCGTGGTCTTATCACCAAGAATCTCTTGTTAATGTAATATGTCATACAGCTAAGATAGGATATAAAAGTTATAACACAAGTGACAATGCTGTAAATATTCCTTTTCTTGCATTATTAACTTGGGGGCAAGCATTACATAATAATCATCACCACGATTCTAAATCATTTGACTTTGCAAAAAAGAAAAAAGAGTTTGATCCTAGTATTATCTTTTTACCTTTTATAAAGAAAAAGGTTTAGTTGTATCTGATATTTTTTTGTAAGTAATATATTGAATGGCACCGTTTGATTTGCCTTGTGTAACTCTTTTCTTTTCATCACACAATACCCAACCTGGACTATATTCGTTTGCGAGATGTATCCATTTTTTTAAATAAAGTATTTTAGTTTCTTGTGATATAAAGACATAATCTTTATTAATACTTTTACAATAGTCTATTTGGTGGTCGTGTACAAGTTTAGATATAATACCAAAGGCAGGATTTTTCCATTCAAATTCTTTATTTCGTAACAGTCTATTAAATATTCTACTTGTATTTGAAGGCCATATATCTCTATCTAAGACAGAAGCGAATGCTACTATCTCATCTTTATAGACGATAACGGTTATTTCTCTAAGGTGGTCAAACTCTAAATTTTCAATTCTATAATTGTCTTTTAGTTTGTCATTAGATTGACTAAAAGTTTCAAATAATTTAAAAAGTTTATCTTGGTATGGTAGATAAGATTTTTTATTTAAGACTTTATATTCACCTATTTCATTAGGCAATATCATAATGTTAATCGTATTGTACTGTTTGTACCGATCCTTCTTCCGAAGTTGTAATAATACCAACACTATCGTTATGTGTTACCAAAGCTTGCATTGTAGAATCTACTTCAGTTAGATTTCTAAACTCAATTCTAGTAGCTTCGTCAACGAAGTCAACAGTGTATGTACGAGTTAAACCATCATCTGAATTAGCACCATAGTATCCTAAAATTTTACCAGAGTCTCTATACTCAGACTTTTTAGCTTCAATCTCAGGTGTTGTTGGGAAAAAATCCACAAATACACTAGGTCTAACAAATGTCAGTATGGTTCTATATACAGTTTTTGACATATCAATTCATCCTTTACTTTACTTATTTATTTATAAAGCATAAATAACAGGTATAAATATTATTAACAAGGAGATTATGATGAGTACAGTTATGATTGATGGCAAAGAGTATGAATTGACTGATTTTAGTCCTGAATTACAAAATTACATTACAGTAAGACAAGAAATTCAGTTATCTAAAATTAGACATAAACTTGAGCTTGAAAAAATTGATGTATTAACAGAATTTTACAACAAAAAGATTGCAGACTTAGTAAAAAAAGAAACTGGTAAATAACAAATGGCAGCTATAGCAAACCTATCAATAGACCAAGGGGCTTCATTCAGTTCGGATGTAACCGTTAAAGACGCTAATAATAATGCGTTCAATTTAACAGGTTACACAGCCGCAGCTAAAATGGCAAAAGGATATGCCTCTACAAGAACAAGAACAACCATCACAGCGACTATTTCTGGCGACCCTACAACAGGTGTTGTCACATTATCTATGACGGCCGCAGATACGGCCTCTTTAGACGCAGAGCGATATGTGTACGATTTAGAGATTACACAGACATCCACAGGTACGGTTACTAGGGTTATTGAAGGTATTATTTCAGTTAGACCACAAGTTACTACATAAGTCAACTCTTTTTTGTTATAAATATACAAGAGGGAGAAAATAATGCCTGATATTACAGCTAAAATTAATGTAAACACTTCACAAGGACCACAACAAGTTTCAGTATCCTTGCCATCGGCTCAGGCAGCACAAAATAGTTCTCTACAGTTGAAGCTGTTAGGTGATGTTGATACGACTACTTTAGATGATGGTGCTTTATTACAATACAGGTCAAGTGATGGTAAATTTGTTACGAGAAATGAAATTGTAACAACTACTGGAACATTAACATTTAATTGTGGAGCGTTTTAGGAGCTAATAGATGTCAACAATAATTCAAATTAAAAGAAGTTCAGGTACTACAGCCCCTAGTACGCTGAAATTAGGTGAATTAGCTTATACTTATGGAACAGGTTTACAAGGCAATCTAGGAGATAGATTGTTCATTGGTGAGGGCGGCGTTGACGGTAACGGTGACGCAAATAATATTACAGTAATTGGCGGTCAGTATTTTACAGATATGCTAGACCATGTTGCTGGTACTTTAACAGGTAGTTCAGCACTTACAGCAGACGCAAACTTAGCAATTGACCAAATCATTGTAGGAAATTCTGCTACAGTTGGTGGTCAAATAAAATTAAACGAAGGTACAAACAACGGCACAAACTTTATTGGTTTGAAAGCTCCTAACGCCGTTACTACTACAACAACATTCACATTACCTGACGGAGACGGTACAGCCGGTCAATTCTTAAAAACTGACGGTTCAGGTAATTTAGATTTCGCAACTGTTAACCAATATATTGATATTGCTGGTGATACAGGCACAGATACATACAATACTGCTGAAACACTAACATTTGCTGGTGGTTCTGGTATGCAAGCTGTAGTAACAGACAACACAGTTACTATTAATGCTACGGCTTTAACAAATTCAAATTTAAGTGGTAGTGCTGGAATTACAAACGCTAATTTAAGCACAGGCGGTCAAATTACATTAGGTTCATCTACATTAACTTTAGGTGCAACTACAACAGACATTGCAGGTTTAACTTCTTTAGTTGTTGATGACATTACAATCAATGGCCAAACAATTCAAACAATAGCAAGTAACTTAAATATTAATTTATCACCACACGGAACAGGAACAGTTATTGTACCTAGTGGTTATGAAGACAGAGCTGGTTTTACAGACAACTCTTTAACAAACAAAGCATATGTTGACCAAGTTGCACAAGGTTTAGATGTAAAAGGTTCAGTTAGAGCTGCTACTACAGCAGATTTATCAGCAACATATTCAAACGGTTCTTCAGGTATTGGTGCAACATTAACAGCAGGCTCAAATGGTGCAATCGTAGTAGATGGTGTATCACTTTCTGTTAACGATAGAATTTTAGTTAAAGACCAATCAACAGGTGCTCAAAACGGTATCTATACTGTTACTACACAAGGTGACGGTTCAACTGCTTTCGTATTAACAAGAGCAACAGATGTTGATGAACCAGATGAATTTTCAGGTGGTGCTTTCGTATTCGTTGAAGAAGGTACTTCAAATGCCGATAATGGTTATGTGTTTACTCATAACGGCACACCAACATTCGGTACAACAAGTTTAGATGTTGCACAATTCTCAGGCGCAGGTCAAATTACAGCTGGTGCAGCTTTAAGTAAATCAGGTAATACTTTAGATGTTGAAGTAGATAACTCATCTATTGAAGTTAACTCAGACCAATTAAGAGTTAAAGCATTAGGTATTACTAACGCTATGTTAGCAGGTTCTATTGCAAGTTCTAAACTTGCTGACCCTTTATATTTTTCAGATGAAGGTTCAACAGTAGGAAATGTTGCATTAGGCGGTACTTTAGAATTTTTAGCAGGTGAAGGAATTAACACTACTGCTTCAGGCAACACACTAACAATCACAGGTGAATTAGCAAGTACATCAAACATAGGTGTTGCTTCATTTACCTCAGACAATTTTACTGTCACATCAGGTGATGTTGCAATCAGTACAGTTGACGGAGGTTCATTCTAGTGTGGCAAAAAATTAAAGAATTCTTTATATCAGGAGCTCCAGGTATTAAAAAACCTGAAGTTGATTTATCTAATTTACAAAAGAAAACAAAAGCTGAGTTAGAAAAACTTGGTAGAAAAGTTGGCGTAGAGTTAGATAAAAGATTGACAAAAGATAAACTTATTAAACAGATTAAGAAACATTGTAAGTAATGGCAACAGTAATTAAATTAAAAAGAAGTGAAACAGCATTAGCTGTGCCATCAGCAGGTGCTCTTGCAGCTGGTGAATTAGCTTTAAATGTTACTGACGGTAAATTTTATACCAAGACAAGTGCTGGTGTTGTAAAAGAAGTTG